TTAAAAAGTCTCTGTCTCAATTTCCACAGAATAATATTTATCTGATACAGAATTTTTCACCCAGGATTTGATCCAGTGCTTTTTATTGAAAGCAAAAATTTCAGACCTGATATTAAACTTCCGGATCTTGGATTTCAAAGCAAAGAATGTCCATCTGAAAGTAAAATTAGTGAGTCGGTTCATGAACCAATCTTTAACCGACTCAGCAAACTCAGTTCCATGAAGGCCGGCAGGGTTTTTCGCATGATTGTCTCCATTGCTGTCAAGACCGTCATAATAAACAAGCATTAAGGTGCTTGTTTCCTGGAAAGCTCTTGCCGTTGATGTGGCCCGAAACGTTGTCAAAGGAAGACAAAAACCATTGATATCAATCTGTGTCGTATCCTTTGGAACCGGAGTCATATTAAATTTGTATCCAGTCTCATCAAAAAATACATCATCGAGATCTACTCCATCAATTTTCGGAAAGGTAATATTAAAATACTTTTTATCATTCCGGCTCCTGATCGGATCCTCAATCTCAAATTCTCTAAAGTCATCCGGTTCTTTCGTTTTATCAATGATAATTCGGTTCATGATCGCGATTCCATTGACAAAAGTAAGATCGTAATTTCTCCAGTTTTTGATCATATTGATCAGCTCGCCAAAAGTCATATCTGGAACAGATCTTTTAAGATCAACTCGGTTAAAGTTGAAAACGAAAGGTATGGCATCACCGGCAGCCGTATTTTGTCTTATCGGGTTTATTTGAATCTCAGCGACTCCGATATTCACGCCTTCAGAATTAAAACGGTTATCTTTTACAATCCCATTGAATTCAATGGTTATTTCTGGATTTGTCTCAGCTTCAGTAATATCTATTTCAATGATTTTATCAAAGTTTAAAAAAGGTGTATTACCGCCTCCATAACTGAACAATGGCACACCGTTTTTACTAATAACTAATGAGCTATTTCCCAAATCGCCTTCTCGATAACAAGAACCTATAATTCTGTATTTACCTGGAGCTCCAATTTTAAAATTTTTCTTCCAGTGTGCAAATCTTAAGTTTCCAAGATCATAGTTTCCATAATATTCATTTTGGAAAACATTCGATTTGTAGTATTGCTGATCTGCAGTCGTAAAATAGTGTTCTCCGGAATAGATGCATCTTTGTTTTAAAGTTTCATCTTCTAGGATATCCCCGGTTAAAATAAAGCCGGCATCCAAAAAACCCTGTTTTAAAACGTGAAGAAGATACGGAGCCGGTTGTATGATATTTCTGTTGATACAGTCCCATCCCTCACCGTTTTCCTGTATCTCATTTCTTGGAAAATATTTTAAAGTTGAATTACCTTGTCTTACTCTATTATTGATAAAAGAATCAAAGTACTTCCAACCCTCACTATCGAGATCAAATTCATCTGTGTATAATTTCGGAAAGTTGTAGTTGGTTTCTGGATATTTTTTCTCAACGATCTCATTAGCGTGATCATAGATATCAGGAACGTTGAAAACGTCCAAAGGAAGTTCGGACAATGTTTTCTCAAAATTCGGAAGTTCTTCGAATCCAGAGTCAATCTGAATTTTAGCCGTTTTATTTCTGAATTCTGAAAACGTCAAAGTTCCCTTCATTGTCTTGCCTTCAAAAATGTGATATCCATTGTGAACTTTTGGAAGATTCGCATTATTAAATGATGAGTATTGACCGACTTTACTTATAAAATCCCTGTCATAATTGATATCTACCGGCAGAGTGTATTTTGTCCAGAGTGTATCTTTAAATCGTGGGTTTTCTTCAGTAAAATTTATCCTTAAGCCTGTAAGATCAATTTTAAAATTATCAGTAACAAACCAATCTCTCATATTTTTTTTAGCGAATATGAGAGACCTGGGAAATAGAATAAAGGACAAAAAAACCGCTCAAAAGAGCGGTAATTATTATTTTGCAATTATAATTTTGAATTCCAGATCCATAGAAAACTTATTGTTATCTGAATCGGCCAGTTCGTTTTTCTTACCTATAGGGAAAGCTTTAAATCGTTCACCTTTAATATAAATAAAACATAACCGGGACATTAACAGATCGGTGATCAGATCAATCTCTTCTTCCAGGATCCAGCCGGAATTCACCGTCAGAGGTTTTGATACGGTACTGTCAAATTTTTCTTCTTTATTTTCATTAGTTTCTCCGGTGATATTTTCAATATCTGCAGTCTTTTTTGTTTTTGAAGCTGCAGTAAACCAATCGAAAACAAGATTCTGATTTTCCCATTCTATGTGGACGATCTCCTCCTCCTCAGTTAAAGGAATAAACTGAAAAGTTGAGTTTGCTACTATTTTTGTTTCCAATGCCTGCTTAAATTCATTTCTTAAAAAAGTAAACTGATGTACTTCAAACTTTGCATCAAATACAGTCTTTGGCAGATTGTATTGAGTATATAAAAGATTCAGGTCCGGCTTCTCTGAGAGCTTGTCTAAGCTCAGTTTAATAATACTTCCGGAGTAAGTACTTCTGATTGGATAATCTGTGAAAAATGGATAACATTTCGGTTTTTTACCCGGCGCAAACAGTACATTGTCTAGAGAGAATGTAGAAAGTACAGCGTCCGTACTGCTCATTTCCTGAAATGTCATTGTTACCACTGCCAGATCATACTCGTAAACAGGATTCAGAGAAGTCACAATATCTTTTGCTTTAATAAAGAAATCCTGCACTTCTTTTCCCGGATCAATTTCAGCTGATCCAAGGAAAAACGGAAAGGTATATTCCTGATTTTCCTGATATTCCCTGCCATAGCCTTTAAAATACATTTCAAGAGTCATTTTCACATATGATGCAACAGAATTTGTTTTGTTTACAATTACTTTATTTTCATCATTAGCAAAATAGTAAGCAGAGCCCTTAAAGTCATTAATGACCGCCTGTAAAACAGTAAGATTAATAATCACTTTTTTTGTAACACTTCCTGCTTTTAAAATAACTTCTCCGGAATAATTACCCAGGACCAGATCATTTGAATTTTTTGTAACGATGGTTACCTGAGAACCTACGATTGTAACTGATTCAATGAATGACGGGAAAAAATCTACTACAACAGCCAAGTTATTCGGGTTTGAAAGACTTACTAGCATTATTTTTGACTCCAGTAAGTTCTTCTGCAGGGAAATTGTAAAATTTGTCGGACTCAGATAAAACTGAGTAGCATCGTTGATCACTTGCAGATTAACGGTTACTGTTTTGCTCTGCGTTCCCTTGGTAATTGTAACGGTTCCTGAATAGGTTCCCACTGTTTTACCCTGAATTTGAGCATTATTCTGAAAAGTAAGAATACGTTCAGAGCTGCCGGCAGTTTGAATTAATTCGATAAATGAATCAGAAGTATTAAAGGTCACAGCTTCTGAAGAATAAACAATAATTTTAGAATCTCCGGAAAGCGAATTGTCGGCTTTATTAAAAAGCAGCTGATAAGTATTTTTATCGGTATTAAATCCGTTCCCGGATAACACGGTGATCGATACCGGAATGATGACGTTCTGAATGGCAGAAGACTCCCTAAAGGTTTCAGCTCCGCCTGCAGCTACTCCATAAGCTTCAATCTCAAAATTGATGGTATGAACTCCTGCAGAGAGATTTTCCATATTCTGAAAATTCAATGTGATGATTTCCTGGGTAAGATTGAACTGATTAAAAGTATTTCCGACAAGCTTTGGAGATGTTATGTTTAAAAAATCTACTCCGGTAACAGTTTTCTTTATTTTGTATCTGAAATTAGGATCAGTATAAATAAACTCCAACTCCGGAAATTTAATTTGTACCGATATTGGAAGTGGATTGGTAGTTCCTACCGTCCAGGTAGGAGCTACAACTTGAGCCGGGTTAGCTGACCAGTCTCTGATCGGTACATCTACATAATTATCATGAGAAGCACATAATGATCCGCCTCCTACTCCCGGAGGACAGGTAATGTAAGGTATATTTACATTTTTAGTTCTGATTGGCATTTTATATAAGGTATTTTATTTTTAAATAATTGAATATCCGGATTGATATCGTTAGCGTTCCAGATCTCAACCGCTATATATGGCAGATAAATAATAATTCTTCTGGGAGCCAGTTCGACGGACTTTGCCTCTTCTAAAAGAGAGTGCCGGCAGTTCTGAAGCTTTCTGAAATCATTATTAAAAACAGCGAAATCGACATCTTTAATTTTATAACTCTCCGGTAGATCACCGTTGAGAACTTTAGAAACTGATCCTACTAAAAAAATATTATTTCCAGTCAATTCCTTTATTTTATTGACAAGGGAATCACATATCCTGTTAAGTTCAGGAGCCTCGAATACCTGAAGCTCCTGAAAATTATTTACCTGCTGCATTGTTTTCAATCTTTTCAAATTTCTTCATAGCTAATTTTGTCATTTTTCCAGTTTGTTCATCAGCAATCATCCAAGCATCAACACCATTATCTTTCAAATACTGCAGTAAATCTTTTACATCTGACATTACAGCCATATACTGCATTAGATTATCATTGCTTGAATTCTGAGGATTAGGAACACCGGCAGTTGTATTATCTGAAGAAAAACCGCCTTCAGCCATTGGTGTGGTCTTACCGGTTCTGACACTCTCCAAGTAATCGATCACGTTTGCTGTTTTTGGATCTTCCAACATCCATTTCGGAGCAACCCACTCATTTTGGTGAACAATACCGGCTGCTTTAAATCCTGAAGCATCTGGAGAACCGAATCCTGATCCTGTGTGACCACCTACATAAAAGCTTGGTCTTTCCGGAAGTGGCTGAGCTGCGATTGTAGCAATTTGTATCGCGCCCAAAATTCCAACCGCTGCAGCTAATGCGTAGTTTGCCGGAGTCCACGGGCTCATTGTTAAAGCTCCGATCACCCCCAGAGCAGTCCCTGAAACTGCTGATGCAATTTGAACTGTTTTCTGCGCTTTAGCTTGCTTATAAGCAATCTCAGCTTCTTTATTCGCTTTCTGAACATCTAATAATTCAAGTTGTTTGTGATATTCTTCCTGATTGATGTAGCCTTCATTAAGTTGCTTCAGGAGATCTTTTTTCTTTTTAGACTGGTTTTTATCAAATTTTCGCATCTCCCGGTCGTTAAGAGACTGCTGTAAATTTGAATAGGCCTGAAATGCATTTCCTAATGCCTGAACCGCCATTTGAGCAGCTTTCAGCTTTCCGGCAGTTGTATCAAGATTTTTAAAAGCACCCTCCCAGTCTTTTGCAGAAAATCCAAGTACATCGATCTTTTCCTTGGTAGCGTCTTTTTCTTCTTTAACTTTTTTATCGTCGGTTCCTTCACCGGTTTTAATGGCCGACTTGAGCTGAGTAATTTTTACGGTAAGAGCATCGAGATCGGCTTTTAACTTTTCAGCTGCTTCACCGGTAAGACCTTTCAGACTTTCTTTTAGCATATTGCTCTGGTTCTCCAGGGAAATAAGCATTGCTTTATTCATCTTTCGGTCAGCAGCTTCACGAAGTGCAGCTTTGGCATCTTCCAACGTCTGAATATTCTGGAGCTCGGTTTCAGTCAGCTTTAAATATTCATTATTCTTCAGGAGTATTTTAGCATCGGTAAGAGAAGTAATCTGAATAATTTCTTCTTCATCTTTTCTCCTGGATTCATCAAGCCTCCTTTGCTCCATCTCGACGAATCGCTGGAAAACAATTGAGTCGATGTTTTCCTGAAGACGGGCCATTGTAAAGAGGTGGGTTTGCTCCTGCTGAATATCAATTTGATTATTGATATTAATAACATTTCGCTTTACTCCAGCTGCTTTTTCATATTCTTCTTTTGCAACTTTGGATTTAGTTTCAGCTTTCTTTTTTTCTAAATCTGCGATTTCATGAAGGATCCTGTCATTTTCGATTTTTAGGTTCTGCTGCTCAACATTTCTTCTGTTAGCTTCAGTTGCAGCTTCCTTAATCAAAGAATCTTCAATAATTTTTAATTTCTCTTCGCTGAATGTTTGCTGTGCTTTTAATAAATCAGCATTGGCTTTGTCAGCTTCCTTAATCGCAGCAGAATCGTCTTTAGCAGGGTCCTTTTCTTTTTTCTTTTTACCAGGAGCTACTATATTTTTACCCGGATCTGGAGATGGTCCATCATCAGCTTTTAGTAACTTTTTTGATAATTCCGTGTTGGCAGCTACACGTTTTGTAAGATTTGACTGATAAAGCTTTGCGTTTTTTTCCACAATCTGAGCCTTCTTTAAACCTTGTTTTTCATCATCTTTTAACTCCTGATAATCCAGGGCCTGTCTAATAGCAATTCCTTGTCTGTCGAATTTATCACCAATACCCTGAATTTGCTGTCTTTCTTTTTCTGCCTGCTCAGCTATTTTTTTATTTCTTGCATCACGGGCTTTATTCTCAATTTCCTCCTGTTTTGCTTTGAATTCAGCATCAATACGTGCTGTTTCTGCATTAACACGATTTTCGGCAGCTTTATCCAATAATTTTTGATAAGCTCTTACTTCTGAGGCTTCTTTCAATTTGGAAATTAACTGATCATAAACAGTAGTAAGTTTGGCAGTTGCACGATACTCATCATCCAGGGTTCCTTTAAATTGAGGATATACTGAAATCAATTTTTCATAGGCTAGTTTACGCGCCTCAAGAGAGCTGTTTTTATCCTTGATAATAGCAAGATATAATTCGGTTTTCTTTCTAAGATCCCCCATCGCAGAAGCCTCTTCTTTTTGGATCTGTTTTTGGATATCCCCGTTAACTTTTGCAGCTGCAGTATATTTATTTAAAGCAACAATACTCGCTTCAGTCTCTTTCCTGAATAAGAAATAGGCCGCTGTAGCAGCTGCAACTAAACTGATGAGTATTGCAATAGGATTCGTTTTAGTTGCGATAGAAAACGCCCGCATGGCCACTGTCGCTCTCGTAATATTTCCGGTTAGCAATGCTTTTGCTGCTGCCAATAAGAGGACGGCTCCTCTTTGAATCGCATACATTGCATTTAAACCTTTCTCAAATGCTATTTCTATGGCCGTAAACATTGCTCCCTGCTTTTTCATTGCAAGTAAAACTCTCATTGCAAGAGTATAACTGTATATTCCAATAGTAATTACAGTAATTAACTTAGCAAGTAGTTCAAGTCTCTCTTTGAATTCTTTGATGCCGTCACCGGCTTCCCTTGTTACTCCGGTTATCCATCCAAGACCCTGAATTACGGGTTCAAAGAAATTAATCACATTGGTAGAAGTAAACATTTCATTCCAGGCGTTCTTGATTTTCTCAATAATTGCCGGAGCGTTATTATTTTTCTTGTTGAACTCATCAGCAAGAGACGATCCTTTTTCCATCTCCTCCCCGGCAAGCTTCATAGATTTTCTGAAAGCATCTGTATTATTTGCTGCTGCACCGACTGCTTTCTGTACTTCAAGAGATCCTAATTTTAAGCTTTCAAGAACTTTGGCGGTTTCCGTGGCACTCAATCCTTTCATTCCCTGAGCAAAACGTATGAAGAATTCTTCAGGTTTAGTGTTTAATAGTTCCTGAGCATCTTTTGTGCTCATTCGCATTGATATTGCAAAGGCTCCTATATTTTCTCCGGCAGTGGTAAGGAAATTTGAGAGTCCTGAAGCACCGATCTGTGCATCAATTCCGGATTCTTCAAAAGCAGCTCCCAAACCAAGAACTTTGTCGATCGAAGGTTTAAGTGCATCCGGTAATGTCCCGACACGAGTTGCAAATTCAGAAATATTTCCCTCGGAGGCGGTTCCCTGGGCTGCTAAAGTATTCATCGCAGATCCAATCCGATTGATAGCATCAGCATAGCTCATTTCTTTGGTTGTAGTAAACAATCCCTTGATTGTACCCAACTGCTCAACAACGCCCTCTAATCCGCCCTCAAAACTATCACCTAATGCAACATAAGCCTTGTCAATTTCTACAATGAAATCTTTCATTTGTCCCAGAGGAACACCAAGACGGCCCGCAACTTCAGCAATTTTTAATCTGTCAAGCTTAGAGGTTCTGGTATTCATTTCGTCAAAGGCATCCCAAAGTTCCTTAACCTGATCAGTTGTCATTCCGGTTGTTTTCTCAACATCCGTCATAGCATCTGCAACTTCTAAAAGTTTATCTACAGCAGCTTCTACATTTCCAACGATATCTTCAAAGAAAGAGGCTGCTATATTCCCAGAGAAAACCGCCTTGAAGGTGTCTCCAAAATTGAATAGCTTATCAGTAAATCTCGTTAAAGCATTTCCTGAAGTATCTACAGCATCGGTAATGGCGTTGACTTCTTTTCTTACTTCTTCAAGCCTGGCTCTGGCTGTTTTTACTTCTTCAGCTTTTTTTCTCCATTCTTCAGTACCGATTGTAAGTTTTTTAAACTCACTTTCTAGCTTCTTGGTAGCTCTTTGAATATTGGAAAAGGTATTCTCGACCTGTTGGCCGTTGATATATAAAACACCGGTAGATGTGATTTTTGTTCCTGCCATCTTGCATTGAAATTTCCTGCAAGATGTTTGTTGAGTGAATTACCCGAAAGGACATAAAAAAAGCACTTAATATTTAAGTGCTTGGGTTCTCTATCAATCTTTTAACTTCAAACAAGAGATTCTCTGCTCTGATCCGAGTGACGTTTTCCATCACAAACTCTACAACCTTGGAATCTTTTACAGCCTCATTAATGAACGGCTGAGCTTTCATCTTCATCGTATGGGATTTAAAACCGTAATTGGTGTTTTTAGGTTCCTGCCTTGACCGATCACCTCCGGATCTGGTGGTATCTACTCCGTAATTCTGAATAAAACCATGTCTGGCCATCCGGATCGATAAGCTTCGCATGTAATATTTCTTCTTTTGTCCATCTTTTTTGGAGATATATCTTTTCACTGCAGCTTTGGCTGTAGCATCCTTTAGGGAAGTGTCATTTTCTTTTCGATTGACATGATCTTTAAAGGAAGAAGTTTTTCTTCGTAAAGCAGCTTCCAACATTTGTTCTGCTTTTTTAGCGACTTCCAATTCATTATTGTACATCTTTTTTATTCAAATAAAAAAAAAGGATGCCCTTTAAAAAAGGACACCCAAACAAACATTCCGCTTGTCAATTCTATATTTTTTCGTAGAGATTCCACACCAGGATCCGGCCTACTTCTACATCTTCAAATTCGGGTTTAATACCCTTAGCTTTATTTCCTTCAAAAGTACAGATTTTTTCTGTTATTATCTTTTGAGATTGTTTAAAACCCAATTCCTTCAGTACATCGAAGGTATCATGTTCATCGATGGGTTTATTCGGTATAATTCCTTTTGCCCACGCTAAAATCTGTGAAGTCTGCATCTGAACAAGATCACCTCCGGGAGTCATGTCATAATACTGCAGAAGTAAATCTTTCAATATTTCTTTATAATCGTCCATGTTTTTATTGCAAATATTGTATTAATTTTTCAGCTTTGGAAGGATTATTATTAATGATAAAAGAAAGCTTCAGAAAGCTTGAAGACATCGTTTTTATCATATCTTTTTCTTTCTCTGAGAATTCATCTATTTTACTGACCGTCTCATTAATGTTGAACAATTCTTCCTGAATATTCTGATTTGCAAAAAATTGTTGCTGAGAATTTAGCCAGGAACCTAATTTGAAATTAAAATCTAACGGGCTTTCCATGACTATGAATATTTAAGGTTGAATTTTCCAATCATATTCTGGTAAGCATCTCCCAATGTAGGACCGAATGCAAAAGCTGTTTTTCCAGTTGCTTTGGATGAGAATAGGCATTTAATAATTCCGTGCGAAATTGTGGACGCTGAAATAGATCCTTGATTTTGTTTTACAAAATCGAAATTTTGTGGTTGTTCTTTTTTTGGTAAAAAAGATTTTCTTCTTTGTCCTAAAAACTTACTGAAGCTTCTGTTTTTAGTGTTTTTTACTGGGTTTAGCATTTTATATTTATTTAAAATTAAATTTCAAATAGAACAAGAAAAAAGTCTTGATTTTCTTGGAAGTCGCTAAACCCAATCATCCGAAGAAGATTAACCAATACTCATCAAGACCGAGGTCTTTATATTTTCGTGAAAATTTTGTGAAGATTTTTTAAGACTTCTTCAGGTCAATTGGGTTTAGCTCTACAAAGATATGTAAAAAATCAAAACCGCAAAATAAATAACGGTAAATTTCTTCCGTAAAGGTATGCACTAAAATAAATTTACAATTATGGGTGCCCGTATTTTTATTGACAAATATTTTCTATATCCTCCCAGTCTTCAGGATCAACTTTCAATAATTGCTTATTTTTAAAATTAAATAAAACATCTACTCCAACCTCTCCTCCGGAAAGTTCCACTGGATTAATTTCTACAGAATCTTTTAAAAAAGAATTGAACAATGGATGATCTGGAGTATTACTATCATACCGGATCCGGCCTAGCACTTTTAAGGCTAATTGTTCAGCATCATGGATCGCAATATACTGACCCTCCAGATCATCTGGCTTGATATTATTAAACATAATCGCAAAGCCGAGTTTTCGAACGGCAACAGTATTCTGATCCGGGCCATCAAAACCAAGATCATATTTAAAAAGTGCTAAAGCTGGAGTTTTTAATCCTTTAACGGAGGCGGTTCTATTCGCCCACTCTCTTTGAAAAAAACCAACAAAATCATTTATAAAATTTGCTTGCACTGATAAATTTTCAAAGTAATTTTTGACCTCTATGTAACTATTTTCCTTCATTTGATTTCTGCTTTGCTTTATGATACACTATACTTTCGGACATCACGCTCAGGAATTCATAAATACGTACGTTATTTACATCCTGTTTTTTCCCCAACGGCTGGAGCTCATCCATTGCCATAGCCAACAGAGCTTTATCAAAAGGAACAAAATCCCTGTCTTTTTTCTTAAAGACCGGTTGTAATTTCTCCTCCTCCGTTTCCGGAGTTTTAGGAAATACAATAGGGAATTGTTCTTCAATGTGTTTTCGAATAAACATATAAGCCAAAGCGACGGCCTCCATTTGCTTCTCCGTAATCTTATCGGTGATCATCGACACACTTTTTAAATCAAGGTCGTCATACTGATCATTAAGCCTGTAAATAGTAGCCACAAGCCTTTTGAGATTTAATAAATTTCTCTCATTATTCCATTTAAAAAAATAGGTATCAATTGTAGAAAATTGACGTGCAGAAATATTTTCTATTTTATCTGCAGGTTTTATTACTCCAGGAATCTCCGGAAAGCGATACAGATCATTTCTATCTTTGAGGTATTCGGTATGTTTAGCCAGTTCGGTAATTGGAACATCGTCTGTAATTCTCTTGAGCTGGAGCCTGGCTTTTAAATCGGGAGATTTTTGATAGACGATAAGGATCATTTGCGCGTAAGCTTCTGCGAAATCATCAACCGGGGTATTGAGATAAAGGTGTGCTATTTCCTGCAGCTGCCAATCATTTAATTGGTTCCAAGATCTTGCAACTATGATATTTCCTTCCATTGCATTATTTTTGCTGCAATCTCAGAAAGCCTAACGTTTATGAAAAGGACAATTAAATTATTTTATGAGCCTGCATCTCAGCAATTTTTCGTTTTTTATTTAGCTAACGGAATTGAAATGCTTTTTAAAGTAGATCAAGCGAATCCTACAATGATCTCTCGTGTTACTGAACATGGATTTTTTAAGTCTAAGCATGAGCGAGACAAAGTAATTGAGGAAATGGAAATATTTGCTCAACAGGAGATCAGAAAACTAGAAGATGGAATGTGATTTTATTTGGAATTACGGTAATCCGTAATATAGAATAGTATTTGATACTTATTTTTATAGAAAAAAATGAGAGATTTCATTAATGATTGCATACTATTTAAAAGTAATGATACAGAAATAAAAATTATAGGAATATTATTCTGGATTTGCTTTATCATTATTATTGTTATGCTTTTAAATTTTTTCTATGAAAATAAGTTACTTAATTTCTGAATAACTTATTTCAACTCCGACAGCTTTCGCTATCAGTAAAAAATTACCTAATTCCGGTTTAGTTGTAAATTCTAAAATTCTTTGAACTGTAGACCTATTCAAACCAGTTTCTTTAGCAATTTTATAAAAAGATATCTTTTTTGATTTCCTAACATTCTCTATATAAAGAATTATTTTTTCTAATTCTATATTATTTTCCATAAATTTACAGCTGATTTTAGTTGCAAAACTAAGATTATTTTGACAAAAGAGCCCTCCTAGGAGGGCTTTTTTACTTAAAGAAATTTAGTATTTGTCTGAATAAAGACTCCTCATTCTTTCGCTTAATTTCCATTTCTATTTTTGTTTTCGTTTTTTTAATTTTTATGATTCCCGATTCCATTATGGAGATATTCAGTTCTAATCCTTCTACATCATTAAAGTTTATTAGTTTATCATAAAGTGCTTTGTCTGGAACTAGATCTCCAATATTACATAGTTCTAAGTATGCATATAATGCATCTTTCTTCATTTTGTTTAAATCTGTTTCTGTTTTCATTTTTTAAAATTTTAATTGTTAAACTTTGATTATTTTGACTTTGTAAAGATACAAAAAGCGTTGCATATGTGCAACGCTTTTTGTTACGGGTTTCAGTAAAAAGATAAAATATTTAAAATTCGTTCCATTGGAAATGCATCCAATCGTAGTTTTTTTCTCTGCCAAGACTCACAAAGCCGTGTTTGTAAAAAATATCAATCATTGCTTTATATTCCGACCTTGCAAATCTTGCGGTTCTCGCGGTTTCTTTGAGTTGGTTTCTGGCCGGATCAAGATCAATAGCAAGACCCCATGCATGTACTGAGTAACTGGATCCGCCTCTCATTTGTCTATAATTGAAACAGCCTCCAAACAAATCAATTCCTAATTCTCTAATCTTAGAATATCCATAAACCTTTAAAAGTTCATTGAAAACCGCTTTTAAAGGCTTAGCAATATCTTTGTGACAAGACATTTTTTTTACGCTTGTTTCTACATCCCAGGCAATTCGCATTGGATATGGTAGATCTATTATTACCAAATATCCTTTCCCGGTTTCGGTTGGCGTTCCAAATTTGGTTTTAAATTGTGCTGTAGTTTTCATTTTCTTATAAAAAATTTAATGATTGGGATAAAGAGGACTCCTAAAACAAAGATTAAAATGTAAAGCCACCACATTGGTTTATTACTTTTTACTGAAGAATCAATCTGTTTTTGTAGTTCAGTATTTTTAGTCTGAAGATTTATGTTTTCTTTCTCACTGATCCCAAGCTCCAATTCTGTACTTTTTAACTTTGTCTCAAGTTCAGAAGTGTTTTCAATATGTATTTCCGAGTTTTCATCAACCGGAATATTGACTTCATTTCCTTTTGAATCTTTTACATTCATATTTCTAGGCTGTGGAGGCTGTGTTGGATTTTGAGGATCCGAGCATTTATTTACTTTAGGGATTACAGAAATTTTGGTTTTTGATAAATCAGAGACTTGTAATTGCGAATCTTTCCGGTTAATTTTCACAGCAGCTTCCGAACTACTATTTACCGAATTCTCGGACTCTGTTTTTGTTTCGTTTTTTTGTAAATCCTTTTGTCTGGTTCCACAGGAAAGCAGAAAAAGGCTAAGCGTCAGGAGTATTGTTTTCTTCATTGTCAGAATTATTATTTTGTTTTACATATCCGAAGTTTCTTAATACTCCAGATATAAATTCTTTAAAAGTGTGAATGATAAAATCTTTTCCGTCCTTGGTCATAAATAGCCAATCTGAAACATCCTTAGCCAGGATAATTGATAAAGCGAAAGGAAGAAAAAAGACTTTCAACGGCCATTCATAATGCAAGGCCATCTCATAAAGTGTTATTGTACTTAATACAGTCAGAACAAAAATTCCGATCCAATCGATAAGTTTCGGGTTTTTGCTATCTGTATTCTTATAAATTAGATACATCCTGAAGAAATAAGCTGAGATAGCAAGTACAATTATAATCCAATCATTTGAAGAGTATGGCCAGTTAAGAAGTCCATCAGTGATCACTATTTTGATTTCCTTTTCCGTTGGCATATTCTTGTCTTTGTTTTATTTTTCTAAAATTTTTAAACTGATAACATCTAATTGCCCTTTTAATTATTTTATAGATTGAATACATTCCATAAAAAAGAAAAAAGAAATTGATAAATAATAGTAAATACCATCCGTGTGAACCTTCCGGTATCCTAATTAGTATCGCATTATTGCTGCTTAAAACTTCGATTCCAAGCCATCCTATTATTGTGTAGAAAAAACCTTTCATTGATTTTTTTGATTTTTTGTTTATTTTTGTGAATGAAAAAAATTTACCCTAATCTTAATTCCCTAAGATTTATTGCTGCATTATTAGTAATAGTCCATCATATTGAGCTTTATAAATCTCTTTTCGGTTTAAATAATTATTGGAATATTCCATTTTTTCAAGTTATAGGCAAATTAGGTGTCGTTTTATTTTTTGTTTTAAGCGGGTTTTTAATTACATCTCTGTTATTACATGAAAAAGAAAGTAAAGGTGCTATATCTATTAAAAATTTTTACTTAAGAAGGGTTTTAAGAATTTGGCCTTTGTATTATTTAATAGTTTTTTTAGGCTTTTTTGTTTACCCATATATCCCCTTCTTTGACATTCCAGATAAAAATATTTTCCCGGATGTTCTTCAGCATCGATTTCCAAATATCTTTTATTATCTATCAATTTTCGCTAATGTTGGAATTCCTATTTATGGAGATATTCCTTATACTTCGCAAACATGGTCTATCGCAACCGAAGAGCAATTTTACCTATTCTGGCCATTTCTTTTTATTCTTTTCCCTAAAAAGTCAATCAGAATTATGATTACATTTATTATAGGTTATTGGATTGTCAAATTTTTTTTTAACTACACCAATATTCCTGTTATTAATGACAAGGCTCAACAGATAATAAAAGGCTTTATTTTCTACTTTAATATTAATTGTATGGCATTGGGAGGCATATTTGCTATATTAGTTTATAATAAAAATTTAATTATCAATATTATTTTTGAAAGAAAAGTATTTTTCATTACAGTTATCTCAACAATATTACTGCTGCTTTTCGGAGTGAATTTCGGTTTCTTTCATTATGATATTTACGCATTGCTGTTTGCCATTATCATTGTTAATCTTGCTTGTAATGATGATCTTAAATCAGTTCTAGAAAATAAAGTCACAAATTATCTCGGTTCAATATCTTATGGAATCTATATGTATCATTTCGTTGCTTTGACTATAGCAATCAGAGCATCAATTTATTTTAAGAATCTATGGATCATTTATCCAATTACCTTCTTGTTGACGTTTGTTATTTCCCATTTTTCCTATAAATATTTTGAAAGTTTTTTCTTGAAGTTAAAATCAAAATTTAATTAATAACAGTTGTTGTATCATTTTTGATTGCGCCTAATCCAGATAGATTAGAGTTTGTTATAATTGAAGTATAAATTTTCTCAATTTTCCCACCATATATTCCTAAAGAATACTGATGTATAGATGTTGTTGAATTTATAATATTGATATTGTGAACATTTCCATCCACATACGAGGTGCCATAAACAAAAGACCTGTAACTATTGCCGCAAACGGCAACATTATCCCAATCATTTGCAGAAACAACTGAACTAACAAAATCTTTATAGGTAATATTCTTAACTATATTGGATGTGCTAATAATTAAACCAACCCCGTAAAGTGCTTTAACCTGAACATCCTCAACAATTATATTTTCAGCTCCGTGATAATCTCCGTAACTCCATCCTAACGCCTGATACGAATATCCAGCATTTGGATTTACAGGAATAGTTGAATCCAAAACGGTTGTTGCTACAGCATTATCATTCGTTACACCACGAAGCTTTTTAGCGTACATATTCTTACAGCCATTACGGAAATTCAAACCATCAGCGTTAGCATACAACGTATTTTGGAATTCTAAATTTTCAAAATAACCGTTCTCGCAGTACTCGTTGGAAATACTCCACATGTGAGATTCAATTATCTTAATATTTGATATTTTATAATTTCTACTTTTAACTAATAATATAGAACAACCTCTCCAGCCATACGCGTCTCCTACATGTAAAGGCACAATTGACTGCCGCATAGTAGGCATGCCAATGCCTAATATTTCAAAGTTTTCAGCCCAATCTGCTTCTGTCTGCAACCCGTTCGGTTGAGCTGGGTTTATTTTAAGTCCTTTTGAGCGAAAAATATTATCATGAATATTATTTATCATCTGGATCTGACAATTATCCAAGATGAACCTAGTGTTAGAGGGGATTAAAATAGCTTTTGAAATATTGATTTGTCGAGAAGGAAAATATATTTGTCCGCCTCCGACATTTTCTACCATAGCAATAGCCTTATCAATCTTCGCATCATCATTCACGCCAGTAAGGTTATCGATGTTAATTACAACATCTTTTATTTTATTAGAATAAACGCTATCAGGTTGATCTTCTAATGCTTTATTGTCTATGTAAGCTTTAACTGAATCTTTTTCATTATTAGTGCTATAAAGTTCAATTGTTGGTCTGTATAAATCAGGCGTGTTTTCGTTTACTAAATCGTAACAAATAGAAATAGAAGTATATGATGAAATATCAATAGTAAATTCTTCAAATTCCTTTGGCAAACTATTTAATTTACCAATCAACAAAACTTCAACATCTCCATTTGCTTTTACTCCCAACATAGATGAATACTCATCTAAATATTGTTCTAGTGTAGAAAATCTAACTAGCTTAATATACATTTTTTCTCTTCCTATCGTAGGTATATTTAAAGCCGTTAAAAACAATAATCCAGTAGAGACTTTTGTATTATCATTTTTTAAAGCATTAATACTCCACCCTAAAGACGTGTCTGTAGCATAGTATCTTTTTTTATCTTTTACAAAAAATGAATCCAGAGCAGTAATAATTTTGTCATATCTATCTGCTACAAGTTTAGCAGAAATTGGTTCAGTATTATTACTAGGATCAAAAGTTAAAGCAAGACCTAGATTATCTATATCGATTTCAAGTCTTTGCCATTCTGCACCATCATAAGAAAGAATATTAATTTTATTTGCAACAAAAGTAAATCCTCCATAATTGGGATAGGTTCCAGGATTAGCAAAAACCCATTTTTGCTGCCCGGGTGTAACCACAATAACGCTTGCAGGTGTTACAATGCCTCCAAAAGAAGAAGTAAGCATTGCATCATCCGGAATAATTGTGGCAATAGAAGTCAGGATCATATTCAAAATTTGCCCTGTAATTTCCTGCAAACCGTTTGTTGTAATTTGATCTTGGATAGCGTCTAAAATTTCTTGTTTAGTCATAGCTTTTAAAAAAATCGTTGTTAAAATCTGTATTAAAATCTCCAGGTCTGGAGAAATGATCTAATGAAAAATTGTAAAGAAATAGAGGTGAATTGCAGGTAATCGTAATTCCTGATCCGGAATTATCTTCGTACTTTTTCCCGGTTCCGGTATCTGCATTTTCAATAAAAGCACGGTTCCTTATATGGCCGATCTGCCAGTTCCTTCCGTTTGTATCCTGAATAAAAAACACAAATGGAAGGTTCATTCCCCTTTCAATAAATCCAAGCACCGAAGGCAAGAATCCTAAAATGAAAATGGATAAATTAATCTTGCTTTTTTTTCTGGCTAACGCCCCGGATAAAAGAAGTTTTAATTCATTCTCATCAATTAAAATATCGATATAGTGAAGCTTCTTGTTTTGTCTCATTATAATTTCGTCCTGAATGATCACTTCAGATTCAAAACTTTCTCCCGGATAAGGAAGTGGAGTTCTAAAGAAAAAGGATTCAGGAGCATAATATAATCTACATTGTACCCCTGAATTATATTCAGTGTAGTAGCAAGTCTCTATGTTATCAAAGCTGTTCATTACAGCAACAAAAAAACCGATAAGAGTATCGGTTTGAAAGGACAGTTAAGTAAGATAAATTCCTGAATCGCGAGCTTGCATAAGGCGATCAGGTTCCGGACCTGTGTAGCATGGAAACTCTGAAGAATGTGACTTCATGTAATCGCTGATCACTTTTAAACTTTCATTTGCAAGTTTTAAAAAATTCTTTCCGGACATCATTTTTGCGTCAGGAGATAAAACCTGAGACTTTTGCCAAGGCAGCTCTTCATATTGAATCACTACAGCATTCTGCAGGAAAACAAAAGAAGGCAGCAGGCTTGCATAATAAAGAGAATAAAAAACAATTGCATCCTTAAAAAACTCGTACAACTCAGGATTGGCTTTTATCTGATCCACACACTCAGGCTTTATGTTCTCGTAAACCTTGAGCATCAGAGCCTGTTTTAAAAATCTCTGAAGCATTAAGAAAACCTCCGGAGAATAATTGATTGAATAAATATTTTCAAATTCTGAAGGAGTAGAAATATATTCTGATACTTTCTGAAAAAATGGAACTTGTGATTTTAAAGCTGGCACTTCAGAAATTTTATCCAGGGATTCAGAAAAAAGCTTATCTGCAAATTTCAGTAGCGAAAGTCCCAGATCACGAACATCCCACCACGGAGCCGGTTTTAATTTTGGATCATCAAAGTTGCTGATTCCAATATTATTGATGTGAACTTTAATTTTCGGGATTGAAAGCACAAAAGAATAATGAACAGCTGCTTTCGTAAGTAGTCTGAAAATTTCTTTTTGCTTAATATCAATTGAAGTTTTTATCTGCAGATAAATTTCTACAGGAATAATTTCAAATATTTTTCCAAAACCAAGTTCCTGATCTACTAACTCCCAATCGAAAGTTTTCGGTAAAATCAGATATTCTTCAAGTTGTTCTTTAGTAATATAATACTCCATTTTTTTTACCCTTTTTTGTGTAACTTTAATTAACGATTTTAGTCTGTCCGTTAGGATTTTTATCCAAAGTCGTGAGATTGGTATTTGGAAACTTTCCGAATAAGGTCGGATCCCAGGTATTCCAATACTTTATGTTCTCAAATATCTGCAGTGTGCGAATCTGCTTTATTGGAAATTTGGCACAAAGAATTGTCCAAGCTTCACGCTTATCGGATCCGGAACCGCTGAGCGACTTACCTCCGAAAGCTCCGCCATTGATTAGACAAGGATCAATCCCCATCGGAGTCAATATCTCATAATTGGCAGCGGAGCCATCCAATAAGAATTCGCCACTTGATTGTGGCTGTGTAATCGTATCTATCTGAACTCCCTTGATTATCTCTCCGGAATCTCTATCCCTGAAGTAAGGCGAAATGATAGATTTACCGGCCCCTTTATTACCACGCAGCTCATTATCGATAAGATCAACAAGATCAGTTCTTTTTTTCTGCTTTTCCTGATCACTGAAACTATCCCAGGCAGTCCCATAGATGTGAGCAAAATAATCGTCGGCTATATGAATTACATATTTTACATTCAGCTGCTGATTGAACATTTGTTTTTTAAACTCAGGAAGAGATAAGACAACGTCAACCCACCCGTTTTTAAAAGAAGAATGCCATCCAACGGAAGGATAGGTTTTCTCAACCAATAGAGTATCTATAACCGGAATTGTAAATTTCCTAATTCCTTTTTGCCTGCAATATTCTTTAATTTCATCAATAGGAATATTCGCAGCAAAGCAACGGATAGGAACCGTATTTGCCTCTTCATAATTAACCCAGTCCGTATTGACCCCGATATTATTAATGATCCCGGTATTGTCCGGAACTTCGAAACGACAATCAGCAGCTTTAAGCCTTCTTATTGATATAACCTTATCTCCGTTTGGAGAAAGTAAATATTCCGGGAATGCGATCCTCCAGGTTTCATAATCCAGGATAATTTCAGATATCGTAATATTAAATTTGGTCCGGGTAAAAAAATCATTTATTTCCGGGAATGAAGAAGCTAGACGTTCTTTAAAAGTAATCGCTTCTTCCGTTTCTACACCTTGATAAAGTTGGAAGCCGGTTCCAAAATGAGCAGCTGTTAAAACTTCAAGACCTCCAATAGCAACTCCTGTTTTCTTTAATTTTGCTTCAAATGTTATAGGATACAAGTTATCATCGCCCCAAGGAAGCCATTTTCCGGAGATTAAAGTATCAGTATTCTTAGTTTTAAAAGTAGAATGCATGGGGTCTTTTACTGCATTGAATGCGAGTACAGCTCCATTGTTTTTGCCACCAATGGCATAAATATCTTCTGAAATTTTCATTAGTGATTTTCTAAACTTGTATTTCGTTTTTGAGCATATAAAGTCCAGTCCGGTAAGTTTTCTTCATCAGAAGCCGTGTAGCTGATCTTTATTTGCTTTGTCAAACAGCTATCGGTTTGATACCAATAAGTAATTTTTACATAAGTCCTGGAGTCTCTGCCGGACTGATACCAATAGGTTTCAGTCCGGTCGATTTTCCATTTCATTTTATTTTGTGACGGCTTTAACGGCCCATAAAGCTGCACCTTCAATATTCGTTTGAGATGTAGCGATCAGCCTTGCAGTTTCTCCATCGACTTCATTGCGCGGATCGAGTTTATAATCTTCCAGAAGATTGATTGCTTCTGCAGTCTTTGCTTTCAAAGCATAAACATTTCCCGGTTCAGGCTCTTTAAAGTCTATTCTCATTCTTCTTTCTCCGATTGATAGTACGTTACTCATAATAAAAATGTATTTAGTTAATAATTAAGCTTACAGAATGACCTCATATCCGTTAAACATGGTTATAAACAGAATGTTGATTTTCTTTTTCCCCAGGTTTGTCTTCAGGTTCCTGGTATGATTTTTAAAATGATTTGGATTTTTAAAATCTATTTTCTGAGATAACCTGATTTTTCCCGGTGTTTTAGGAGGTTGCATGAGTGTAGCATTGTCCCAGGTAACCAACCGGCCACCTACTTTGTTTTGTTGATTGTAGGTTCTTACGGTAATAGAAAAAGGAACCGGATTTTTATTCTCATCCAGCTTTTTCATTTCCGTGAGAACTTCTCTCAAAAACATTGTCTTTTGCATGGTGCGAATATGAAGCTGACACCATTCAGAGTAAAGGACACATTTATTTTTGTCAAAAAACACCCCCTTTTCTCACGTTTTTTTTTATAAAATTTTGATTCTCAAAATTTTAGTTCCCGGAAAACAATATTTATTCTCAAAATGTGGCTTTGAGGCACACAGCCGCCTTATACCTCCCTACGATTGCAGTTTTCGAATTTCACGATATATGAGGGGGCTACCCCCTCAAAACCGCATAAAATGGCGTTTTTGGGGCATTTTACGTATTCCCGTAAAAAAAACCTGCTCTAGGCAGGTTCTTAAGGGATGAGTAGGTTCGATACGGGGAATGAGGACTTGTAGTAGTTGTCAGCCAAGTGCCAGAACTGCCAATATAGGTTGTAGTCAAGTGTATCACTGAAGTGAGTGGCATGCTCCTGGAGTATGATGGTGCTTCGCTCTGAGGACTTGTCTTTCTCGAATGCATCATTACCTTTCAGTGGTGCATTCTCCATCGATATGATAAGGTTAGGACAGTTGTCTTCATTAATCCTTACGATAGGAAGACGAACATCGGATTCCGATAGTATATAGTTAAGAAGCGTATATTTAGCTGCATGAGGCGGGTTATTCGTTTTAGGGGTCTTATCAATAACCTTCCAACCGGCCCTTCTTAATCTGTTGATTACATCTTCAGCCAGGGTGGTCTTACTGTTAGCTTCTTTCTTGCTACCATACCGGTCATAGTACAGGTGGACCTCATTACAGCTCGCTTTATGTGGCTCATAATACTCAATGAAGTCATCGATCAATTCATCCAGGATATCAGGATTCTTCCTGAAGAATTCCTTGATAAAATTGACCCTATGCTGAGTCTTCAGATACTGAGAGATTGTTAAACAGTTAATTTTACCACCAAAGTCAAGATTCATCTGCAGGGGAACATTACGGACGAGATCCTGGTCATACTTACAGCTTGGCTTAAACTCGCCGGCTATACCGACGTCAATAAGGTATTCATTATCCTTATCCTTGTAGTAATGCTTCTTTGGCTTTAGCTGAGCATAGAAACCGTCCTGTACTCCAATAGGATCTATGTTCATGATCTCAGCGTTGAATAAAGTCTTGGATAGAGCTTCTTTCTCCATATCTTCTATCCATCCATCCTTCAGGTTATGGGCATTTATGAATGCATTAGCCTTAATAAATAGATGCTTTCTGAGATGTAAAGGAACTCTATTTCTAACTTCTTCGAGGGCCAGCTTCTCCCGGTGATGGATCCAGTCACCCTTCTTGGTCATCGGTACCGATGTAACAAATATCTGGGAATGGAGCATTGGCTTATTCTTAAATATCGCCTTCTTAGCCCTGTTGGTAGTAATTACGTTATTATAAAGCCTCTCATAAGTCAATAGTGCAGCTTCATCACCGATCACCCAATAGGCATTCAAACCACGCCCGGAGTTTGGATTGTCAAGCGACACCATAACTGCAATTGTACCATTTCTGAAGTGGATCACGTTTTGCCAGGAATCTGGAGCTTGGAACGGCATCTCAAATCCTAATTCCTTTCCACACTTGCCGACTACATAATCAAGGCCTTCATACAGACCGAACATCTCCATTCCTTCTTTGGTCGATGGCAGCGTTCTGGATTTGATCTGTACGAATGTTTCGCCTACAATTACACCAGTGGATCGTGGCATCTCTTTTACTGCAGTACGGATTGCACCCCCCAGGATCGTAGATTTACCGGAACCCCTCGCAGCCTTCACGGTAATATTCTTAATCTTGTAGGTATTAATTGCCAGCTCTACAGAAGCCTGCATCCAGTTCAGCGTTACCTCCCGGATAGGCATATTATATTGTGAAAAATTAGTCGCCATCGTCTTCTGTATCTTCTTCATTATTATCCACCTCTTTCCAGCTGACATCCTGTGCTGTAATATTGTTGAAATCAGCAACACCGGTTTGGAACATAGCCTCCAACATATTTTTTGCACCTCTTGGAAGGTTCAATTTATAAACTGAAGCTTCGAGTTTCTTAGGATCAATTTTTTGCTCAGTATCAGCAAAGTTGAATAGGGATTTATAGGAATCAAGGCATTTTCGGGCGGTTTCTTCATTACCTTTTTTAAGAGACATCTGGTACAGATTCCAGTAGCTCTCAGCGAGGATCAGTCGCTCAGCTGCAACATTCACCTGGTCAAGATCACCGAAAATATTCATGGCCATCGAATAATCTCTGTAAGCAGTAGATTCAGATACGTTGTGATCTCTTACTACTATTTGGATAACCTGACTTGGAGAATATTTATTATTCTTTCTTAGACTCCAGGCATGTGAAATCCTATCTTTACGTTTAAGGTCTTTTTCACTGAGAGTAACCGAACTCTCATCAATATACCAAGCCTTTATCTTTTGAAAAATGCTGTCTTTAGTGAATTTTACAATATCCATGTAGCGAAAATATTGTCATGGATACCGCTATAAAAGGACATAAAAAAGCCTGACATCTGTCAGGCCTTGAGCTGTAAATAATTGAAATTTAATCTTGCGTCAGCCGAGTGTTATAAAATAAAATCTGATCTCAATCCACGCCTAGAATTCAGATTATCTAATGTCACCATTACTGCAATTGTACCATTCCTGAAATGAATTACGTTTTGCCATGAATTTGGAAGCTGAAAAGGCATTTCAAATCCTAGTTCTTTACCACATTTACCTACTACATAATCAACACCTTCATATAGACCAAACATCTCCATTCCTTCTTTTGTTGATGGTAATTTTCTGGATTTTATTTGTACAAAGGTTTCGCCTACAATGAGACCTGTTGATCTAGGGAAATTCTTTACTGCACTACTGAGTTCTCTTCCAAGGTTGATAGAATTACTATGGCCTCTCCCTGTAAACTTTCTTAAAGAATTAACTGAATGTCGTCTATAAAGATCACTATAAGCATACATAATTGAACTAAATGCTTTTGAGATAAGCCTTAATTGTTTAGCAGCATTCCCTCCAGCTTTTCCAAACTCATAACCAAATTTATGGTGATCAAAGAAAGTCACTTTTCTTGACGGCTTATATTTCGCCTGGATCAGTTTCCTGATACTTTTTTTATTACTCACGTATTATTTAATTTTCTATTGAATTTTTATATGTTATCGAAGAATTACTTTTATACAACAGTTTTGCTGAATTTGGTATCGTCCGACCGTTTTGCATCCATTCTAAAAATTCCATATTTTCAATATAATCTTGAGGAGTAGGAATAAATTTATGTCTAAAATCTTCGAGTATATGCTGCTCACAAATATCTTTAACACTTACTAATTTCCCATCTGAGTTTGTTATGACTTCTCCAAAAATAGGAATCATTACTTCCTTTACCCAAAACATATTGTGTGTCAATACCCTATGCCTGTTATCTGGGAAATATGCTTTACTACAGTCCATTTTAGCATGGATAGGAATATAATCCTCCATTTTTCCACCATATTTTTTAACAGAAGAAATCGCATGAATATGAGGTGCAGCCATATTAATCGTGGTTATATTCTTCTGTTTTTATTTCACCGGATCTTTCTATTATTACTTTAATATGATCACCAAACAGTTCTTTATAGAATTCTTCCGGAATTTCAGACAATGCTTTCTGAAATTCTTCAATAATATTTCCTTCACTCTCAATATAATTCGGATTCAATTTTGTACCTCCATCCCAAATTTCTTTATTGAAGAAATCATTTTCAGCCTCCATATCGCCAGAATCTTCACCATTGATTATAAGATCATCCGTATTTGCACTGAAGGTGCATTCGTCTCCGTCGTTGAAATATGGGGTATATTGCCTCCATCCAACACTTTGAATTTTTTCAGATTTCTCAAATAATGGTTTGAAAATCAAAGGAAAATCCTTTTGTAAGTCTTTCAAAGTTTCCTGTTTTTGCGCTTCTAAAGCTGCCAATTTTTCTTTAATACTATCTAATACTGTCATTTTATTTATTATTTTCAAAATTAAATTCAAAATTTAAAGTATAATTTGGTTAAAGCATGTTTATACGGTTACTTGCTTTAAACGCTTTATCCATTAGAAATTTAGTTGTAAACATTTTAAATCCTGCAGAAGAAAAAATAACTATAACCTGCTTTCTCCCTTTCTGTATTGATTTTATTCGATTTCGGATCCGTTTTTTATTCTTCATCAGATTAAATTATCTTCTCCTAGTTGATGATGAACTTCTGAAGCTACTCGATGATCTGGAAGTGCTGCTACTTCTGAATGAACTTTTATAGCTCGGTGAACTTTTCCTGAAGCTTGAAAAAAAACCGCTTTTACTTTTTGTTCTTTCTTGTGAAGGACTTTTGGAAACTGCTCTTAATGCAGCCTTTTTATAAGTGCTTTTGTATCGTTTCGGGTTTTCCGAAAATGAATACTGACTCTTATACGTCCGATATGATCTGTCAAAAGCCGGCCTATTGTGATAATAATAATTATTTATAGACCGATAACCGCCATTGTTATAAAGACTATTAAATAGAGAATAGGTCATAAAATACTCAATAAGGTTTCCATTATTGTCATACGACTGAACTTTGACCATATTGTTTCCTGAAGAATTCCAGGAAGTCTGATGACTGGGCTGATTCTTTTTACATGAAAACGTTAAAAGTAAAAATGATAATGCTAGAAAACATTTAAAGATTTGTTTCATAATATTTTTTTCAAATAAAATAAAATTCTACCATCAAACAAGTAATTCCAGTATTTTTTCTTGATCTAGAATTAAAACCTCCAGCTGCTCAATTTTATTATTAATGGCAGCTAACTTTCTATTGTAGTCCGGAGCCGTTATTTCAGGAAGCATACTTTCCATTTTAGCAATGGTTTGTTTTCTCCTGCAGATAAGACCGGCAAGGTTTCTTTTCTCCCGGTCAAGCTCCAGAACCGACATATTGGAATAGTCATTTTTGCTTTTAGTTGGAAGTATCCTTTTATTCTCAAGATAATGATCCAGGACTCTTTTACATTTATCAAACTTCTGAATATGCCTGAGCATCTTCGTTTGAAAACTGTAAGCTGAAGCTTCATCTTCCGGATCCACGCCATTGAGTTTTATTTTCAGACTGCAGAGCTTGAGCCAGATCGCAAAAGCATCATGATATGTAGAATGAAGCTCAACCGGATATTGAGTGATTAGTCCTAAAAATTTAGGCTTATCAGGTTCAACCGGATCCGGAACCGGTAGATCTACTTTTTTCTGAGGTTTGTCTACTTTTTGTCTATCGATGTCCAAAGTTTGTCCATGAATATTTTCTTTTTTTTCGTAAGAGATATTCATCTGAGAAAGTAAGTAGCTCAATTTGGATCTATTATCCAAGGTCGGACTTTTATACCTGGCTGCGAGTTTCGGATCTCCTCCGGAACTCAGATACAGTTCTATGTTTTGCTGATGTTTTTCCATAAATAAAAAAAACCTCCATCACTGGAGGTTCCTAACAAATAAAATATAAATAAAAAATGAATCTATTCTGCTTTATCGGCTTTTTTGGCTTTTCCAAAGTTTTTGATAGAACTTTCTAAAAGTTGGATTTCGGCCCTGTAATTTAGATTTTTTCTTAACTGCAGAACTTTCTCCAGGCGTTCTTTAGAAAAATCATTTAACAGTTCTAATCCATCTTTACGAAGGCAGAGCGTTAAAGTACCCTCCTCCCATAGCTCTAATGCATTTTTTGGAACTTCAGTTAATGTCTGTCTTTGTCCATTAGGTCTATTCACGACAGAACCACGCTTTACTACCAATAGAAAATATTTATCCATGATAAAGTTTTTAAGGTGTTGCAGGTTCGTCGGCCAACTCTACAACTTCACCAAGGTAAGTGTAAAGTTTTGTGTTCGCTGAAACCGTCACACCAACTCCGGAATTATCTTCGTATTTCTTACCGGTTGTACCGTCTCCCTTGTCAAAGATCGCAGGAGCATCAGGATTACCAACAATCCATTTTTTCCCGGTACTATCAGGAACACACCAAACCATTGGAGTATTCATGTGAGCATCAATAAAACCGATATTTCTTGCGATGAAGTTTGGAATATAAGCATCAAATTCTACTTTAGGCTTTTTGTTTCCTTTGTTACCTACTAAAGTATTTTTCAGTTCACTTTCATCCACTAACATCGTAATTTTCTTCCAACCTTTCTCAGGTTTAAAAGTGATACTATTTGCTGCAACGGTAATTCTGGCTTCATAACCAGTTGCAGAAGTTACAATTGGTTTTACGAAAGTTAAAAAATGAGCAGCCGGAGCATAGTAAAAATCAATCGCTGTACCACCTACCATGTCTTTATTAGGACAATAGTTAAGGTTTTCTGTAGGTACATTGTCAAATGAGCAATCGTCTAATTCTGGCATTTTATGAAATTTTAATGATTAAAGAACTTTTCCCGCCAATCAATTGTAGAGCAAGATCATAGTTTTCAACAATTTGCTTCTGACTATATGCTTTACCATTAACTGTGATTAATTTCGGAGCTGAGTCAGTAAACTTGTACGGCTCTTCTTCAAATTCAAACTCTAATCCTGGTTCGGATTCTCCGGATTTTTTTCCGGTTTTTTCTTCTAAAGCAGCTTCTCTTTTTTCAAGCGATTCATTAGTTTCATCAACGTATGTATCGAAAGCTGTTTGCTTTTCTGCCAAAGAAGCTTCTCTGTTTTTCAGATCTTCATCTAGTGCTACGTTGGTTTTCACCGCTGCATCAATAGTTTCTCTGTATTCTGCAAACTCTTTTTTCTCAGTTTCAAAGGCTTTGATATCTGCTTCCAATTTTTCAGACTGAGCCTGTAAATCGGCTGCTTTTTGTAAAAGCTCCTCCTCGGTAAGAGGAGTAGCTTGTGTATTTTTTGTTGCCATTCTTATTATTGATTAAGAGATTTTTCTTTCGTTTGGATAGAATAATTTATTCATCGCAGAATCGTTAAGTCCAAGGTTTTTGGTTGCATCTGCAGTATGAATGAATAAATACTGATCAATGGCGAAATTGTACCCTAATGAGAATTCAGAAAGTAACTTCACAATTCTATCCTGCACCTGAACATCAGTGATCACTGCAGGATTCTCCTGAACGTCTACTAATTCAAGGAAGTTCTTATCGATTGTAGTATAAATGGTCCCTTTTGCAAGACCAGGAACACCTACAAGTTCTCTTTTTCCAAACCTTGTTTTAGTTGCTCCACTCTGGTCGAAACTTGGTCTCAAACCAAAAGCATCATCGTAAGCTTCCTGATATTCTTCAGCATCTTCCTGAGATGTAAAAATTTGTTTAACCTTTGGTTTAGCCATCGTCGGAATATCTTTCTCAAATGCAGTAACCTGAGCTAAGATATTATTACTTGTAACAGCATCTCCTGGAATGAAATAAGGTTGAGAAGTCGTCACGATATCAGTAAGAACCTGATTCAAACCATCCATAGAAGCTCCAAAAACAGGAACTGCTGCACCCACTTTTGTAGGATCGAAAATCCCATTAACAGAAAGATAGTCGCAATCATCCAAAATTTTAGCTAATACCATAACCATCATTTCTTTGGTAATAGACTTATCTTGTGGCTTTTTACCTTCATCGAACGAATCTGCGTAGATCGTTCCTAAGATTTCTGCCGGATCCAATACAAAATCTACTTTCTGTCTGAAGGTTTCCATTTTCTTTACTTTGTAAGTAACATCAGTAAATGGAGTAAAAGTTTTTGAATAATATGCCTGTACAACGTGACCCATTAGAGCTACTACATTGGCATAGGTTCCATTAACCTTAGTAATTCTTTGAGCGTATTTGCTCAAGAAAATTTTATCAGACAACAAAGCCGCCTGAAATGCTTTAGGATTATTGTTAATCCATCCGACAATTGCCTGTCTTATTTCTTGTGTATTTAACATGGATGATTATTTTAAAACTGGATATTTACTTGTGTCATTCACAGCCTCTTCAAAGGCATACTTCGGAGCCTGATCACCATTATTGTTCTGGCCGTTGGTAGGAGGAGTTGAATGTGTGTTTGTAGCCTTACCATACTCCTTGCATTTGGCTGATAAATGAGCGACAGCATCTTTAGGACTCATATCTCCCATTTCAAGTTTATTTGCAGCGAAAGCAGCTGTAAGAGATTCTTTTAATTCCCCATCGAACTTTTCGTGATTGGAAATTTTTGTTTCCTGCTCCTTAATAGTTGTATTAAGCGCAGTAACATCATTTGCTTCAAGGGCTTTTTCAACTTTATCGAGTTCCTCTTCAGAAAGTCGAACATGTGATTTGGAAGACATTACGCCAGAGTGTGTTTCCAACACGCTCAAACCCAAAACACTCAATAAAATGGTATGTTTTTTCATAAATTAAAATTTTGCTAATGCTTGTTCTTTTGTTAAAATTTCGTCCACCAAGCCAATTTTTAGAGCCTCCTGTGCGTTGTATGTCTTTCCTTTGAAAACATGACCGTCATCAGTTAATTTTTCGCCGTAATTGGCTTGTATGGTCGAGATAAATTCTTCTGTTATTGTAGCAAGGCGTTGCTGATAAGGCTTTTCGTTACCCTTTATTAATTCTTTGAAATCAGCATTCTTCTCAGTGGATTGAGGAGCATAGATCTCGTAGATTTTTGCACCCCATTTTTCGAACATTGCAGAGAAATCCTGAAAGTTCATGAAGGTTCCGATACTTCCGATGTGACTGGCAAAAGGGCTCGCAACTCTCACATCACAGGCAGAACCTATCCATTCGGCAGCACTGCACTGCATTTCTGAAGTGAAGGACATTGTCGGTTTTTGCATGTTTTTGATAAAGTCTGCGAATTCTGCAGTACCGGAAACTTGACCGCCTCCGGAGTCGATATTGAACATCACTCCGGAAACATTCGGATTGCGATCAATGGAACGGAGAATGCTTTGCATGGTCTGCGTTCCTAAAATGCTGTAAGTGGAATATTTTACGATTGGTCCGACGATATCAAATACCACCGGGTATTTGTTTGCTCCAGAACCGGAGCTCATACTCATCTGAGTATCCAGGGACTTAATGAAATTAGATTCTACCTGCGTTGCAGATAGAAGAGTATTTGTTTTAACACCTAAAACAAATTCAGTTAGAAACGACAATAGAAAAGATTGATCTATTGCCAGTGGCGTATTAAAAAAATTAAGTCCGTGCATCGTTTTGATTTCACGGACAAAAGTGTGTTTACGTTAAAGTGTAGGAAAGGACATTAATTTTCTTTTGAAATCGAATATTTTCCCAAACTTAAAAATGTAACAATCGAAATAAATGTAAATCCTCCAAAAATTACGTAAAGCCAACTCGTCAATCTGGACAAGGTAAAAACCAATTTATTCGAGTTTTCGTAATTAAATATGGCTGGGTATTTAATGACACTATTAACTACATCGCAGTATCCGTGCATAGCTAATAAGATTATTTCGATCATAAAAAATGTTGCAACACCTGTTGCAAACGTACCTTTTGTTTTTAAAAAAAATTTCATAGTGAATGTATTTGAGGTTTAATTATAGTATCTCCAGAAATTGCTATTGTATATTCATCATTGCCGGAATTATCATCCTTTTTATTATCAATGATTTCAATCTTGATTTTCTCTCGCTCATTTCCTAACAACATTTTTTCAGTGTTGGAGTTTAGAACAATGACAAATTTTTTCTTATTGAAATTCTTGTAACATTTATCAACGGTAGCTTTCGACATGTCCAGTAAAGGAAAACTGACATCTATATCGGTAAAATAGTTCCCGTTTTGCGTTTTGGTAGAAATTCCCCTGGAGTAACTCTCCGGAACAATATCATATTTGTACAGAGCTGTTTTCGGATCCGGAAAAATGCCATTGAAAACATTGATGTATTTGATAACTGAAGCTGCATAGATTTCAATGCTTCTGATCTCCCGAAAAAATGACTCAGATTCGTTTTTAAAGTATTCCATTTTTTTTACCCTTTTTTGTGTAATTAATTTTAAGTTTTTGTATCAATTTTAATTTTTGTCGGTTAAAATCTTTTCGCAAGGTTTCATACGTAAGCTCTTCATCCGGGATATCATAAAAATCTAAAAAATTTAGAAGCGTAACCTGATACTCAATTCCGTAATTTTCTTTATTAAGGATAGTTGTTGTAAAAAGTTCTTCCTTGGTTTGACGTTCAAGAGTTTTGGCCAGCTGATGGCTTCGCTTCTGATTAAAAATAAAACCTTTTATCACCGCCTTCCGAACTCCGATATACACCCGAAAATAATCGTTCTGATTTTGTCTTATGTAATCGTATTTAATCTCTGATTTTCTTTTTAGGATCTGGAGAACCGTAAAACCTAATAAGGTTGTTTCTGTAGCCTGAAAATATTCACCATACTTTTTTTCTAAAACCCGCTTCAAATACTTAGGAACCGGAAGCAGAAGGAGAACTTTATCCATCAATATTTTTTCTAATTTCAGCAAATAAAACATAAAATAACCATTAAAAAAAACATAAAAATCCCCGTGACTTTTGTCACGGGGATAATTTGTGTAAAAACTACATTAATTTTAATAAATAAGCCTATTCAGTTGGCTCAAATAAAATGATTCCATGCTGATCAAGGTAATCATATAGACGTTTCATTTCATTAACTTGAAGAAAATATTCTTGCTCAACAAAGTTGTTTTTATTAAAAAAGGTAAATAATTCATTTTCACCTGAAGCCTTTGAAACTTGATGAATAAAAGAATCTAATTTGAAATTAGGTTTAAGATACTTCATATTTGTAAATGAAGAATGTTCACAAATTGTAAATAGTAAATAATCATTTAATAACTCACCCGTATAAATCACAATAAACCATGTTGGCCATCCTGCTATACCTCTTTTAGTATAAAATTTATGAATTACTACATAATTTTCACTAAAAGGAAACATCTGTTTTACTAATTCTTCAACATTTAAATTTTTGATTTGTTTTGATAATTCTGTTTTCATTTTTAATTATTTTATATTAATGATAATTTATTATACTTTTGAAATAACCCGATCATAGATCCAGGCATATTGCGTCATTGGAAAATGAGAATAACTGACTTTTTCGCAATTCTCAATAATATATTTTTTCAGTTCTGAGAGGTCTTTAGGCATTAGCTTGTCGCAAGCTTTCGCAGCCTCAAGCTGAGAAAAAACTTTGCCGACATAAATACATCCACAATACTTTCCGTTAAAATAATTTCCAAAGAAATATTCTTTACTTTCTTCACCATACATCTGCAGAACAGTAAAGCCTTTGTAAAATGAACATAATGTATAAGGCGTAAATTCCAATAATTTTTGTTCTAAAGCCTTTCCAAGCCAGGAATTCTGATCGGCAGGCAGTATTTTATGTTCGGGATATGACATCATATTTTTTTATTTTTTTAAAAAATTTGGGCAAAAAGCCGTTTTCAACATTCAACAGTTCAACATTTTTGATTATCAAATAGTTAGACTTATATTTAGTTGAATCGTGTTGAAATTCAAAAACCTGTTTTCAACATAATTCAACAGTATTCAACACTTATTTCAACATAATTCAACATATAATAATAGTTAACTATTTGATTTATATAATTTTAAAAAATGTTGAATCTGTTGAATTTGGAAATATGCCGTTTATGAATTTTCAACATTTTAAAAAAAATTAAACTCGATTTATGACATCTTCGTGATCACTTGTTTTTAACCCATTGTTTTGTAAAAGGGGTTGCAGGGGATCGAACAGATTTCCGTTCGGATTCCGACCTTGTCGCTGCCAATAGATTGCATTTTCGATATCGTCCTTTGTATCTGCTGGCATTTTAGTCAGATCAAGTGCATATACCGATGCTGAATTGCTTTTCTCTTTCTTCTTTAACTTCTGATCATACGGTGTCCCAGGTTCTTCCTTCTCTTCAATTTCCATACGTTTCTTAGTTGCTTCAATGAAATAGCTTTCGTTTTTGATTTCATCCTGGAATGTTCTGATACCAGGGCAGCCTTCATTAAATCTTGGGAACCACTCAGTTTGAATTCTGGAAAACACTGAAGTAAACTGGATATATAGGATATCTCCATCAATTTTATAATCTCTACCTTCCTTCAGCTGTGTTACTGAATTGCCACGAAGCGCCACCATAAACAGCTGCCAGAACTTGATAAATATTGACGCTGATGAAATCTTGCTCCGTAAATTAGCTGCGAGGTCGTCAAAGGCCTTCAGCATATCATCTAATGAGAATGGGAATATAAATACATTGGCATCTCTTAAAATCTCATAGGTTGCACCCAAAACCGCAAAATTTGTGATGATACGGTCAATAGCCCCAACAAATGCCGGACGCTTTGATAATGTTTTCTTGTATAAATTAAATTTGTCAGAGAAATTGTCTACGAACGCAGTACGTTGCCATATCACCTTATCCATGAAGCTCGTAACAGTTTCTGTCAGCATTTTAGCCAATTTTTTATATTCTTCAACTTCCTGATCATTGAATATATATTTTTTCATCTCTCCAAAAACCAAACGGCTCATTAACGGCACATCCATAGGATATTCATTCCCGGTGATCATAGCCGAACAAAGAATCGGAATCATATCGGTAGATACTTTAGAGTCCATGGTACCAATTTTATAACCGTTTTTACCCCATAGTTCCTTTAGCATTCCAACATTATCCCGGTTTGAATTGGTGTACTCTGATAAATGCACAACCATGTTTGAAAATTCTGCAAAGGATCTCAGTTTTGCCTTACCGGTAGATTGCCCGTTTTCCAGAGAAATTAGATCGGTTTCAGTAAATCCGAACATTCTCTTTATACAGCTGAATAATTGATCTTTTCCGGTAGAAGCCGGACCATACAGGAAAAACTCCGGAAAACCTTTTGCAACATCAAATATGATATCCTGATGTGCTGTAGCGAACGCAAATAAAATCCCAGGTATCGCAAATTCTCTGTGCACTTTATACATTTGTGACAGGTAATCTTCTATACTAAAGCTCACAGTCTTCAGGACTAATTTCTTCTGTTGCTGAAAGCGGTATGGATTCGTTTTATAGATTTCATTGGCCGACGGAACATAGTATGTATGGCCGTCAAAATGGAAGATTCCGTCTTTGTTGATTGGGATACTCGGCTTTCCGGGAATCGTAACTGAATTATTCCAACAAAAGAAACCTTCGGGGTTCCAACCCAATATATCAACCTTTCGGCCGACTCCCATTTTATCGAATAGATAAGTTTTAAGTTTTCTTAAATGTTTTGTATCTCCAGAGAAAACATAATTTCCCTGGTCCGATAAAGCATCTTCAAATCTCTGGAGAGAGTTCAGCGTATTTGCTGGCACATCAAAGATTCTCTCTTCATTATCAGTATTACAGACACGAAGAAGTTTTTTAGGAAACTTATCGTCATTCATGTGCTGCAGGATCTCAATACTAAAGTTTGAAACGCTCTCAAATGTTATTGGCCACGAATAAGAATCCTGCATGTAGATCTGATTATTGTCAATGAACAATTCGTATTTATCTACAAGCGGTTCAATGTCCTCAAAAGACATGGTAACTCCGTATGGCCGTACAAATTTCTCAGATGCTGCGTTTAAAATTTTCACCTGCTCAGCCTCTTGCTCACGGAGGAGTTCTTTGATAAGAGCAGGCTTTACTTTGGCTTCTTTTTGAAGGCGCTCAGAATAAAGATTTCTCAATGCGATATCAGGAATTCTGGAGATAGTTTTTATAATCTCCCGGATCCCATTTGTTCGATCCAATTCATCACCCTTATTTTTTTCCTTCAGGAAAACTTCAAACCCATTGGTAATGTAGGGTTGCAGGGACTTCGAAAGATTTATGTCTTCAGATATTAATCTCCGGCAAACATCTTCCGGAGGAATAATTCTGCTATAGTCATCCGGATCCAGATCATTTGGTAAAAAACAAACTTCAACCGCAAAACCGAGCTCTAAAAGTTTCGCTACATATTGAGAAACTTTTTTTTGTCCTGCAGCGTCACCGTCTAAACATAAAGTGATCTTTGAAGTGAGCTTCTTCAGCTTTTTCATCTGTTCGATGGTAAAGGCAGTTCCACTTACTGCAACAGTATTTTCCTGGCCACAAAGATGCCAGGCGATGACATCGTTATATCCTTCAACAATCCAGACTCTATTTTGTTTTACGATAGCATTTTTAGCGATATTAAGGCCGTAAAGCGTTTGTTTTTTGTCATAAAGCTCATTTTCAGATGGATTCATCCACTTGGCATAATCATCGTTATTATCAAGCCTTCTGGAGGCGAATCCTGTAAGTTGGCCGCGCTCATCACGAATTGGATAAACAAGCTTGTTAAAAAGCTTATCTGCATTCGCATCGTTGATTAATCCTAATTTTTTACCGGCTTCAACATTCCCGGCTTCAGAAAATAGATCATACATGAAGTAGTTTCCCGGAGCATAACCAAGACCCCAGTCTTTTACATCTTCATCGGAGTATCCACGTCTTTTTATTTCGAGCCATGCCGGGTGTGATCTTTCTAACTTAAAAAGTTTATTTTGAAATTTAACAAGTAAAGCATCTAAGTATTTACGGAGATTTTGTTCTTTTTCTTTTTTAAGTTTAATTTTTTCTGCAACCTCCGGATTTTCATACTCAATGGTTTTCCCTTGTTTTTTAGCTAGGTCTTCAATTGCTTCTACATAAGAACAATTGTTTTTATGCATGATGTAGGTCCATATATTTCCGGCTTTTCCGGAACTAAAATCTTTGAATAATTGTGTTGTAGGGTTAACACAGCAGCTTGCTGATTTTTCGTCTGTGAATGGAGATTTACAAAAATAATTAACACCACGCTTTTTAACCGGATCTTCGTACGTGTGAAAAACTTCTATAATATCTGCATCCTGCAGTACTTTATCTATAAATTCTTGTTTTATATATGCCATGGTTATTAGACCAGTATTAAGTGCGGTTCTATTACAAATCCAAATTCAGAAAGAAGGATATTAACTTCAGATATTTTTGAAAGATCAGTTTCAGTGTCAACTTTAATTACACTGGATCTTTTCGGTAATACCTTCTCACCAAGCTTTTTTCTGAGTCTGTATGCTGCATTATATTTCTTTTTCAGATTGCCCTTCTTTTTCATAATTGGATTTTATTAGTTTATTCTTTTCGGAGATCAGACCGAGCTCGATCATTCTCTTTCTATACCAGGTTACATTGCCGTTAAATTTTAGGATTATAAGAGAGTGAAATTCCTTTTGTGAGATAAAGTCCCGTTTTTTAAAAACCTCCCTGCAGAACTTTTTATAATTGCTATTTCTGTTTGATACAATTATTTTTTTTTCTGCTTTATAACCAGAACTTTTGCTGATGGACTTCTGCTCCAAAAGCTTTTTTTTCTCTTCAAATGATGTTTTCCCATCATTTAAAACCCTGGTATAAGAATTGAGTTTGAAAAATTTGCTCATGATATTCAATCATCGGGTTTAAATTCATCCAAGGCAAGGAAGTAAATTCCCATCGCCATTATTTCCTGATTATTGGTCGAATTGATATTCATAGCTTCATTGTAATATTTCCAATATTCAAAATCTTTATCCGGATAAACCTCTTTAAATCTCTTGAAGTTTATACGGTGTAATTCTACTTGTTGCTTAATTTTAAGTTGCAGGAAATCACCTGAATCAACATTTTCGTAAGCTTCTTTTACTTTAATCTTTATCTGTTCCGCTGTCATTCTAGGTAAATAATAATCGTTTATCGTTTTTCTTAATTGTTGTTTTGAAGGGAAATTTATCTTCAGGAACTTGGGAAATTAGATCCATCAAATTTTTTGATCCCGTAAATACCACTCTTTTATTTTCCTCTTTTTCAACTTGTAAAGTGAGATACTTTGTTCCTGCTTTTTTTGTTGAATCTTTTATTTCAAATCCGTGAATGATGACTTCTATATTTAAAATATCGTCTATTTCAATTTTTTTTCCTATAAATGTGTTTTCTTTCGGTTTAATGTTTAAATCTTTGAAGTTGAACATCTGTTGTTAGTTTTTTTAGTAAGTTCCGGGAATTACAATGTTTAGCCCAGCCCATATAAGATGCTAGTGACGATTTGTTCGGATTTTTCTTCATCATCTTTGCAAATCTTTTTTTTATTGATTTTCTTAATAATACATGCGAATGGTAATGCTTATATCCTACAAAGTCAATTCCTCGTTTTGCAACCGGAAAAACCTGCCAGTTATTTTTAACTTCTAGTTTTAAATTGAATTTAAAATACCTTTCAATATCCTTTAAAAGTTGATGCAAATAGCCTTTGTCATGATGTAGAATTACTATATCATCAGCATATCTGAAATAATACTTAATCTTTAAATTCTCCTTTATCCAATGATCAAAATAAGTTAGGTAGAAGTTTGCCAAATACTGACTAAGATAATTTCCTATTGGAAGTCCGGGTGCGCTGTCGATGATTTCATCAAGCAACCATAGAAGATCAAAATCTTTAAATTTTCTACGTAATAAAATCTTCAAAATATTATGATCAATATTCGGATAAAACTTTTTTATATCCAGTTTTAAGCAGAAAGTAGTTTCATGTTGATTTCTTAATGATTTCCTTAGATTTGATGAAGCTTTATGAATTCCACGACCTTTTATACAACTGTAAGAATCTGCTGTAAATACAGCCACAAAAACAGGCTCTAAAACATTCATTATTGCATGATGGCATATTCTGTCCGGATAATATGGAAGACGGTAAACATCACGCTCTTTTGGCTCAAAAACCTTAAAAATATCATACTGTGAAGTTTTATAATTTTTACTTATCAATAAATCGTGAAGCTTCAGTATATTTTCTTTTTTATTTTTGTTATGAATACGCACACCGTATTGCCTTATCTTGCCTTTCTGTGCCTTTTCGTCAGCTTTTATTAAGTTTTCTATACTAATGATCTGTGAGAATAAATTATTCAATCTTTTCATAGCCTTTGCTTTAAAAAAAGTCGTTTTCGGAAAATCCTACCAACGCCCTTTGGAAAGTTTTTTATTTTTTACCGAGAGGTAAGGTTTATGGTACTTTTATTTTTTGCTACATAGGTGAGAGCTGCAATACGAATGCGAGTCCTGATCAGCGGAGTCGCCGAACGAGAACCGACCAGACGAGGACGAACTAAACCCAAACACCATACAACCTTTTTTTTTAATCGATCACGAAATATTCTCTATACAACTGCTCAAACTGTTTTCCTGCATAATCTGCCAGTTTTTCAGATTTAAAGCAAAGGCGAGAGCCGCAAAACGAACGCGAGCCCAGATCAGCGGAGCCGCCGAACGAGAACCGACCAGACGAGGACGAACCAAACATATAAAACCAAGGATACCACTTATCCCACTTTCCATTATTCCAATCATGGATATGACCTTCATTAAGCGCCTCGCAAATAACCGTGAGTTTAAAATGTGCTATTAATGGTTTTCTATCCTTTTCAGGGATCATACTGAAATCCGGAAGTGTTGTTTCTCTGTTAAGAACCTTACAGGCATCTTCGTAATTTTTTACTTTTTCTGTGATATTTGACATTTTGTGTATATTTTAAATTGTGAAAAATTTTCTATAAATTTCTATGAATGTTGTGGCTGCATAATCACACAATTCGCGAGATTTAAAGCAAAGGCGAGAGCCGCAAAACGAATCCGAGCTCTGATAATCGGAGCCGTAGAACGAGAACCGACCAGACGAGGACGAATCGTCCATATCAAACCAAGGAAAATATTTCCACTGATTATTATTTTGCCAATCTGGCGGAAAGTCTTCATTTAAAGCCGATACAATCAATCTTAACTGTCTGTAAGCAATCTCATCATCTGTCAGAAACGAACATTCTTTTTTGAACACATCCGAGTTGATACCATGATATAATAAAACATCATCAAAATGCTTTATTCTTTCTTTAATATCCTTTGGTTTTGGAGCGAACTTTATTTCGCCTGTGCTTTTATCAAAGCTGTCAATTTGAAATCCTTCAGGTACTTGAATTTTTAATATTTCCATTTTTTATAAATTAAATTGTGAATGCTTTTTCGTAGATATCAATGAATTGTTTTGCTGCATACTGTGCCAACTCTTTTGATTTGAAGCAAAGGCGAGAGCCGCAATACGAAAGCGAGCCCCGAGCAGCGGAGCCGCCGAACGAGAACCGACCAGACGAGGACGAACTCATATTAAACCAGTTATACCATTTATCCCACTCGCCATTATTCCAATCAGGTGTGTATTCTTCATTCAAAGCTTTAGTGATAACTACAAGCATCTGAGAGTAAAGTATATGACCGTTAATACCTGAAGCTTCAAGCTTTAAATAATGAATTACATCCGGATCATCTTCTCCAAGTTCCCCCACTGCGTCATCGATACTTTTAATACGGTCAGTAATTTTTTGTAAGAATACTTTTCCTCCAAAAAGATTTTCTAGTAAAATTTTACCTTTCGGTGAAGCTTCTTTATGTGCTTTTAAAGCCGCTTCTTTTGTAATTTCTAAAATGTTCATTTTATATTTATTTAATGTTTTGATTTAATAACTGAGTTCCACAAGAAGTACAGCATGAGGTTTTTCGTAAATCTTCGATAGATCCGCACTTTGGACAGGTCCTGTTAATTTCATGATTATGATGCTTTATAAACTCACCAATTGTTAAATTAGGAAGGGGTTTGTTTTTATAAGAGTTTACAAACTCTTTTACTTTTAGATCCATAAAGTTTAATTTTCTAAATAATAAAACCCGACCAGCATTTTGCTAGCCGGGCAGAAACTAATAACCATGAAAACTCATTAAACATGAGAATCGCACGAGGAAAAGGATTCGAACCTTTACGAATGGTTTTGGAGACCATCATGCTACCATTACATCATCCAAGCATTTTAAAAAGCCCGGCCGAAACCGGGCAAAAACTAATAACCATGAAAACTCAAATTAAACATGAAAAAATCAAATTAAAATATGAGAATCATTAATGCGAGCGCAATTTCCTGTAGCTTAACCTCGCATTGTGGAGAGAGAGGGATTCGAACCCTCGCCTTAGGATCATGTTAATGTGGCCACCCTTGCTCTATCCTGACTAAGCTATCTCCCCATCAAAGCACTTTTTGAACGCCTGTCTGATTGGGACCAAGATTTAACAAAATTTAACCTAACGATTACTTGAAAATCCCTTTCTATAAGTGCTTTATATTTTATCGTCTGAATGGTGAACTCCCAAAAATTGTGTCGAAAATTGATGTTTCCTGACGACGTGAATCAAAGACTTTTCTAAATTTGTAAAAGCTTACAGCGTCAAAAATCACTTCTTTTATTTCTGGTGATGCCTCAAAAGCTTCCTGATATAATAAAATCATATTTGAGGGCGAACCCTGGATAGCAGAAATACCTTTTTCTACTCCCTTACATATTTTATCATTTTCTGTAACATTTATTGAAAACGTTACACTTTTAGGAGCCTTGTTTATTAAAGCTCTCAGTTCAGAAATGAACATTTCATTTGTTAACAAATTCTCAGTTGTCTGATTTTGGTCTTGTTTTTCCATTTTATTTATTTTTTTTAAATTGTTTAAAAAAAAAGGCACTGCACTCCTGGAGCTGGTTTTCACCCTTCATGCCTTCAGTTAGAATTAACAAACGGAATTATTATTCCGATTTTTCTCCGACGATATCAAATATTTCTTCTTGTTGATATCCGTTTTCCTTATAAAAGTTGATTTGTTCCGGTAATCTAAGTATATCACTTTCTCTTTTTGCAAGTCTTATCACCGTATCCTGTTTCTTCTTTAAATGCAGGCTTAAAGCCAGGGAGAATTCATTATCTGAAAGAATTCTGTTTAAAATTTTTGAGGATAATAGATATTTCAT